CGGGATCAAGAGTGACAGTTGAATTGTCAACGTCCTGAAGCGTGATAGAGCTAACCGCAGTCACCTTCGTTCGCGGGAGCCTGATAGCGAACCGCGAGTAGTAGATAGACGGGAACAGATACTCGTCTCGCTCCGAGGGCGAGACTGTGAGGGTTTCAACCGGGTACGGAAACTGATCGAGTGTCATCCTCCATGTTTGGCTGAAGACAGAACGCCGGAGCTTACCTTCTACCGTCTCTCGCGCTGCATGAATGAGAGAAAGTATCAACGTATCCTCGGCGTCGAAGTCAACACGTAGATGTGCCTTAGCCTCAGCCAGTGTCAGCGGCTCATCCTTGGGATTCGTGACGAGTTGGATTCCGAAATTCACTTGGTTGTGGCAGTCTCTTTAGTCTTCTTGGTTGTGGCAGTCTCGGATTTGTCCTCTTTGTGAGGTTCCGCGAGTCCGGTATTGAGGTATTCGCAAGCGAGTTCGTCCGGCAGGTCGAGTACAGCGCCAACCTGAACGGCCCCACTGTTATCAATATGAGAGCGTGTGATGCATATTTTCATTCGGTGATCCTTAAGAGGCCCGGTTTATAGCCGGGCCTCTTGGGTTGAACTAGCTGGCCTTAGCTGGCCTTGACGAACAGGTTCACGATGGGGTGAGTCCCGCCATCGGTACACGCACCGCCAACCCGAGCGCGAGCGTAGAACGCCACCATGCCGGGGTTGGAGAAGTCGCCAGCAATGCGGATGACCGATAGACCCGGTTTCACAACACGCAGCTTGTAGCCCTGGCTCAGATCGCCGAACTGAATCGGGGTATTCGACACAGCCACGCTACTGTGAGCCTGAGAGATAACAATCGGGCGGCCCAACAGCGTATCAAACGCACCAGCATTCGGAGAGGGGATGAACAGCGGACGGCCGAGGGTATCGACAATACCCATGAACGCCGCGCGAGTGGTGGAGTTCATAACCCAAGACGAATTCGCCCCATACGCTGGATCGAGAGCGCCATAGATCGAAACAAGGTCCGCATAGGTCACTGCTCCAACCGTTGCGCTCGTCACCTTTCCGGTGGCGTAGCCGGTCACAATGGAACCAACAGAGGTAGTACCCGTGACGACTGCCTTAGAGATGGCCCGGAAGTAAGCCGCACCGAGAGAGTCACGCAGGAAGGCGTCCACATCAAACGCCGAATCCTGAATTTCATCCAGAGACACCTTGACCAAACCTTCGACCAGATCAGTCGAGATCGTGACAGAAGTAGCCGAAGGATCAGTGCCGGTAGGCGCAGTGCCTTCAGTGCCGACAGTCATCAAATCGCCAGTAGCATTCACCAGCGAAGTCTTCATCGGAGCGCCGTTGTCTGTCTCCCAGATTTTTACCGCGTTATAGAGACCACCCCATGCCTTCTGGGCCTGAACGATTTCCGGGGCGAATGCCTGCGGAATCAGAGCCGCACCAGAAGAGCCACTGGTGAGAATCGAACGAACTTCACCAGTCTTAATAAAGTGACGGAATGCCTCGCGCTCATCACGACTACGAGACTCAGGAGTAACAGGAGCAGCAGCCGCAGCTACACTGCGCTGCTCGGCCTCGAACGTAGCTACACGCTCACCGGCGGCAATGTCAGCGTCGAGAATATCTACATCGGCAAGAATTGCGTGGGCCTTCGTGCGCTGCTCTGCCGTGACTTCTGCGGCCTGGAGGATGCCGGTTGCCTCATACATGAGGCGGTTGCGCTTCTCGCGCATATCAACAAGATTCATTGTGATTTCCTTGGGGTTAGAGTTGAGGGTCGAACGAGCGTCACGGCTAGAGTGGCGTCGAGTATGTATCAGATGTGGTTACTTGATCCGCTGGCGGAGGGACAGTCGAGCACGTAACGTTTCAAGCTCGTCATCTACTGCCGGAACCGCTTTCGGATTCTTGCGATCCTCAGCCTGTCTCTTTATGTCATCGGGGATTGCGCAACGAACGGTGACCTCGGAATTGGGGTATGCGGCAAAACTGCACGGAGAGACTTCGTAAAGAGTTACCTGCTTCAGAGTCCTGATCGTGTCGCCGTCATCAGAGACGGCCCAGCTATCCTCTATCGTCGAGAATCCGAAGCTCGTACTATCTAAGTCGCCACGGTCGATAGATTCGGCAAGATCATTGCCTGCTGTGGTGTTGGGGAGACTAAGTGTGTAACGTAGCCCTTCTTCCGAATCAGCCAGAGTTAGCGTCTTCGACTTGGTACGTCCGAGCAACAATGTAGAGTCGTGGTCTCTCAGAGCGAGCACATCTGCATCTGCTCCAAGGGCGGATGCAAAGGCTCCGGGTGCAATTAACTCCCGGTAGTCACCCAGATATACCGACAGTGAGTTGTAGGGGATAACCCCTGAGACAGTGCGCGTACCGTCATCTGCCTTGGCTACACGGATTTCTCCGCGATAGCTTCGTAATTCCTTATTCATTCGTAGATTCCTTTTTTTGAGGCGACCATTCCAGCCACTTTGAGGTGACCATCATGTTTGTTGGTGACATGAGAGAGTTACCGAGATCGCCACCGATGGCGTTGAGTCCGAGATGCTTTCTTGCTTCGTCGATGGTCATAATTGACCACTGACGACTGAGCGCAAGAGTTTCCAGCGTGGTCTTCAGGTCAGCCTTCAGCCGCTCAGTCAGATCAAAACGAATCACATAGGACGACCGCTTTCTGGCGGTCATTGGCAGGAGCTTGCGATTAAATTCAGCTCTAATCTTCGTAAGATAAGGCTGCATCGTTTCCTGAATTAGGTTTAGCGACGCCTGCTCCGCGTTTGCATTCGATTGCCGGGTAGTGTCTCCCAGATGATGAGGGTCAAGGCGGAACATCGATGCAATTTCATTGCGTGAGAACGCGCGCGATTCCAGAAACGTCGCGTCTGCCATCGAGAGGCCAAGCTGAAGGTACTTCATCGAGGCGGGTAGAACTGCAATACGACCCTGATTGATGCCGCTGGCTTGCTGCTCAAGCGTGGAGATTACCTGTGCTGCCTGTTCCTTGCTGAGAGTTCCATCAGGCGTGATGATGCCCTTCGGGGAGAAGCCATTGCCTATGAATCTCGCACCTTGCTTCAGCGTGGCCTGGGCGAATCCGAGGCTCTGCGCATGATTAGTAATGGGCGAGAGTCCGTGCAGTCCGTTCCATGACCACAGAGGCACATGGATCATATCTGCCGCTGCAATGACTCGCTTCTCGCCGCCTTCAGTGCAAAGATACTCAAGCTGTTTACTTTCATTGCGCTGCGGGTGCGTCTCGCGGGAGTCACGCGGGTAAAGCTGGATAGCGTTGCGTCGCTTATCGCGGATGATTTCGAGATAGCCATTACCACTGGCTGCTATAGAGCCGACCAGCGTCTCAATCATTACTGGCCCTGTCATTTCAGGATTCGGCTCGATCTCAAACAGGTACGAGAGGGAATGTTCTGTCGCCTCACGCTCACCGTCTTTTGTCTGCTCATAGATGCGAACAGGAATAGAACCAGCAGTCTCGGCTATAACACGGATACAGTCTGCGACCCAGCCAATCTTGAGCGCCGAGTTTTCGTTGATGGTCTCGCCCGCCGAGGTAGGCTCACCACCCATCATCAAAGAGAAGCCCTGACGACCATTAAGCAGCATCGAGTCAGAACGAGTCTCTTCGGGCAGGAAGCTGGACGATTCGCTCTGATCTGAAAGCAGAGCACGAATTGAGGAGAGAATTTCCATTAGATCAAAAAGGGTTCAAACGACCAGACAGTTTCAGCAGCAGGCACAAGCATTGCGCGGTTCATCGCGATAAATAACGCCACGGCAGGGTCAATCTTGGCGTCTTTCGGCTTGTCGGGCATTGTTAGGTTGCCCGCAGCGGTTTCGCGGGAAAGCACATTTCCCATAGCCCAGGTGAGCACCGGATGTCCGTCATAATGAAAGCGACCGTCATAAACGGCGGCTTCAAGCTCTTTCATCGGAGCGGATAGATGCGTTGGTGACGGAGGAACGATTACAAGAGTCACACCAGTTTCAGCATTGATGCGCTGCGCAGATGCGGTGGCATAGCGTTCGTCGTAGGCAAACTCACGAACTTTGTATGAATTGACATCTGCTATCGCGTCGGCTTCAAACATGGGGAAATCCATGCTGTTACCGGGGACTGACACCAGCCAGCCGTCGTGCATCCATCGTTGATAGTGCTGCTTGGCCGGATCGTTGATACGCGCTGCTGGTAGATAGCAGCGAGTAAAAGCGTAGTAGTGGGGCCGTGAGTCAATATCACGTCGGAACACTATGACCTTAGCCGACATATCAATCTGGCTGGCGAGGTCACTGCCTATGACGCAAGGATCATCTTTGAACTGCTCTATCTTGAGCGTGGTATCGGCGCAGCGTCGGAAGAATTCCATGTTCATCCACGCACTGGTAGCCGTGACCCAATGATTAAGGTGCTTACAGCGGAACGTTCCCTGCTTCGCGGAGTTGCGTACCGCTTCCGCTTGAGCCTCAATAAGGAACTCTTCGCTGACGCTGACCCCGATGTTGGGGTTGGCGCTGTAAAGGGCTTCCACGCTGGTCCAATCTACGTCCGGGTCTGCCGTGTAGATAGCTCCAAATAGCCTATCGTTGGGCACTATGCCATCAAGCATTTGCTCAACTTCGCGTTG